GTGGAATATGGAATTTTAATCAATCATGCATTAACAGTAGCGGAAGTAAATGCAATGTTGGTAGGAACATTAAATGGAATACCAGTCAAAAGCTTAAGTAGTAATGATAGTAGTTTCGAAATGATACCAATTGGAATTTATAATGTAGATGATTACACAGACAATGATGATAATACAATAACAATAAAAGCACTTGATAATATGATTAAATTTGAATTTAATTATGATGGTAGTGAATTAATATCAAAAAGTGAAGCAACATTATTAGAAGTTGCACAAGATATCTGTAAAAAAGCAGGAGTAGAATTAAATTCTACTTCTTTTTTAAACTCAGATAAGAAAGTAGCTGTTTATGATAATACTGTAACCGCAAGGAAATATATAAGTTATATTGCAGAAAGTGCTGGTGGATTTGCTTGTATTGATAGAAAAGGGAAGTTATGCTTTAGAAAATTCTATCAAGATGAAACAGAAATTCCTCTTGAAATATTTGGAGAATATAAATGGGGTGAAGAATTTAAAATTTCAAAAGTATCTTATGAAGATGGAATAAGAAGTTTTAAATTTGGAGATGACACAAGAAATAATCTTTGGATAAATCAAGAAAATATGTACATTGTTGATGAAGACCAAGTTCAAAAAATCTACAACGAAATAAAGGATTTGACATCAAATACTTTCGAGGGTAAGACTGTAATAGATCCAGCAATAGATCTAGGAGACAAGATAGTTATAGACGGGAAAAATGTTATTTATCAAGGCGAAATGTCATTAGAAGGAAGCTTTATTGCACAAATATCTAGTAAAATTCAAATAAAGCAAAAAGAAGAAACAACAGTAAAAAAAGAAAGCCAAAAAGTTGTAAATAGAAAAGTTCAAAGTAGAATAGATCAAGCAGAAGGAAAAATCGAACAATTAGTTGAAGAAACATCAGAACAAAGTCAAAAACTAACAAAAGTAGAACAAACAGTTGATAGCATATCTCAAAAGGTATCAGATATTGAAGATTTAACTCGAACAGCAGAAGGAATAAAGACTGTAACATTAGAGAATTGTATAGAGGCTAACCTGCTAGAATTACACATATATGGAAACAATACAGTATTTAATTATTTATTGCTAGATGATAAATTAACATTAGATGACGACTTGTATTTAGAAGGAGATGACCTCATAAGTGTAACTGATAAAGATAACAATATAAAGACATATTCATTAGGAATAACAGAGGCATTAAGACAAAATAGCGAAGTATGTGATGAGGTTGTTCTAGAAAATGGACAAGCAAAAGTAGTAAGAAGAGTAAATAAGAGTGGGTCAACGAAAGCAAAGGAAAGCGTAGAAAACTTAGGAAAGCTTGAAATATCTCTAAAAGAAGGAACTAATACAATTACAATAAACAATTATACAGCAAAAATAAAAGCAAAATATGTAATAAAAAGTGCATATTCAGATACTTTTGCAACAAAAGTAGAAATGAATAGCGAGATTAAACAAACTAAGGAATCAGTAGATTTATCAGTAAATAAAAAGCTAGAAGATTACAGCACAACAACAGAAATGAATAGTGCTATAAGTTTAAAAGCTGGCGAGATTACGAGTTCAGTAAGTAAAACTTATGAAACAAAAGAAAATGTAACAAAACAATATTCTAATATCAAACAAACAACAGATAATATAACTTCTGTGGTTGGAAAGAAGGTTGGAAACGATGAAATTATTTCAAAAATTAATCAAAGTGCTGAGTCGGTATCAATAGATGCCAAGAAAATCAATATCAACGGAACTGTTTCAGCAAACGGGAATTTCTTAGTTGATACTGATGGAAATATGAAAGCTAAAAATGGAACATTTTCAGGGAATATAGATGTTGGAGAAAATAATTATCTGAGGTCAAAAGACAGTAAAGGGAATATATTAATGCAAATTGATAAAAACGGGACAGATTATTATTTTAATAATGTGCATGTTGGAAAAATAGGAACTGATGGTATTGAGACAGATTCATCTAAAAGAGGATTGCTAATTGCAATAGATAAAGATGCATACTTCTTAGGGTTAGGAAAGAATGATGATGATGGGGTAACTCAACCAATTTATACTTGGTACAATGTATCAACTGGCGACAATGGAACTTATGCAGCAAATACGCAGGGAAGAGTTCAAATCGGCAATGCAAATTGGGGATTTCTTGTTTCAATCTTTAAGAAATTGCTTGTTCATGGAAATGTATATGCTGAATCTTTTGTTAATACATCACTAGAAAGTCAAAAGAAAAACTTTGAAAAATTAACATTAGAAGAAGCAATAGATATTTTAAATAATACAGATATATACAAGTATAATTTAAAGAGTCAAGATGATATCAAGAAAAAGCACATTGGATTTGTAATTGGTGATAATTTTAATTATTCAAGTAAGATAACAAGTGAAGACAATGATGGAGTTGATAACTATTCAATGACATCGGTGTTATATCCAATTGTAAAAGAACAACAAGCACAGATAGAAGAATTAAAGAAAGAAATAGAAACGCTGAAAGGAGAAAAAAATGATTGAAATTGACTTTCAAAATGGTAAAACGAAATTAAATAAAGAAATGTTTGATACTTTTCAAAATAATATAAAAATGGCTATAAATGATGCAATTTTAGAAGTCAAAAAAGTAGAAAATCCGGTTGGACATATAAGAATGGAAACAACAAATATTAATCCAGCCACATATTTGGGATTTGGAACATGGGTGTTATGGGGAAGTGGAAGAGTACCTGTTGGAGTCGATGCATCAGACAATGACTTTAAAACAGTCGAAAAGGCTGGAGGTTCAAAAACTGCAAATATCTCACATACTCACACAATAGCAAGTCATAATCACGGAGGAAATACTGGAAGTACAGTACTAACAGTAAATCAAATACCCGCACATACACATGATATTTGGCAGACTAGCGGAGGTTCTGCACAATCAGTGGAGGCTAATGCGTTGTCTGTAGCTACTGCTTGGAGTAAAACTTTAAGAAACGTGGAAAATTTTGCAAAGAGTAAAGGTGGAGGTGCAGGACACACTCATACAATTTCTGCATCAGGACAACAAACAACAAAGTCTGCAGGTTCTACATCACTGTCGTTATTGCAACCATACATA